ATCGTCAAATTTCCAAGAGTATGTTCTTGTTCCTTCCCCAATTTCTTTCAGTATATCTACTAACTTTATCATTTTTTAAGCATTGCTTTAATTAAGTCTATATGTCCCTCTCCTGCTGTAGCTACTACTTTATAACCTCTACTCTCATACTGTTCTAGTTTTCTTAATAAATTCTCATCTCTTGATTCATTAAAAGCATCAGCTGCGGAAGCAACTTTAGTGTGTTTATCTCCATGGTCTTCTGGGAATGATAGTCTATACATAGTATCGTAATCCTCTGCGGTAGGTTCATATAAGTTATCTGATAAAGGTAAGCCTGCTTCTTGTGCAGATACCTTTAAAAATTTAATACCTTCAGGGCTCAAATAATCCTCTGGAGCAAAGTCTGCTACTGATTGGCCTTGTAAAATATTTTGTCCAACCATACTAGCCCAATTGGCTGCTAATATTTGATTATGAGAGAGACCTGTCTTTTGTTTCTGTATTTTATATAGAGTAGACTGATCGTTCATTACATTTAAGTCGGCTCCATCCCAGGAATCATTAACTAGATTATCAAAGTAAGAACTTAGCTCATCGTAGATCATCTCCTGTTCGCTACCTGCTGCGTACTTATTACTATCGTCGCCTCCTTCCCCCATAAATACGACTTTGTCTTCCGGTGAGAAGTGTTTTTTAACATAGTTTATAACAGCTTGAGCATCCGACTTACTATGATGCTTAACTCCAAAAATAATAGAATTGTTAATAGGTAATTGTTGAACTTCGTATAATGATTCTCTTAAATTACTTTTCTCTAATGAACCCAACTCATAAACATTTACATTTTTTTTACCGAAATCTCTCATAAGGATCCCCGCCATAGCGTTAGCATCATTCTCAATATCGGTTCCTGTATCGCCTGCTTCGTTATAAATCATATCTAACTCATTCTGTCTATGATGACATAATTCATGAGCAAGACTTCTACAAATATCTGCAAGATTTCTATTTAATGCAACTACTTTAATAGCATTAGTTTGGGGATTATACTCACCAAAAGATCTATTCTGCTCAACAAAAGACTTATCGTTAAGCAAAGAGATTTTAGGTAAAGTCTGAATATTTAATTCTGCTTTACAAAATCCTAAAAAATCCTTTAATACATTAAGCCTGTTCTGGTTCATTTCCTTTTACTTTTGTTCCGAGCATTTTAAATATTTTTGGAGCAAATCCTTTGTTATAAGCAGCTTCGGGAACGGCTTCTGCAAATTCTTCAAAGTCGCCTGATGCTAAAACGTTTCTAACGTGAGGTGCTGAGATATCGCCTGCTTTTTCATGTACAGGAATTATTTTTACTCTATTACCGAATTGCTGTTGTAAAGAATTACCGTAAGCTTCATCATCTACTTCATCGTCTCCTACTGCTACATATACTGTACTAACAGTCGGATTGTTCTTTAGGTACTTTATAATTGTTTGAATAGGAGATTCGTCTGTTGAGATCTTAACTGTAATTTTTGGATTAGGTTCCGCTTTTAAGTACATATGCCAAATCATAAGCGAATCTTCAGGTGTAATACCGTCAATAGTCTTTCTACTTATAATGACATTTACTTGTTTTATATAGTCTCTCTGAGCTAATTCAGTAGCAGCTGTATAATGTCCTTTGTGTGGAGGTTTAAATTTACCTGGGTAAAAGCAAGGACCTGCTTCATTAGCAATAGCTTCAGCAATTCTCTGTCCTATTTTTTTAGCGTCTATCATAGTACTAATAAATATCTATCCTAAGAGTAACTTAGGTTTAGCAGCCTCTATCTCTACTACAAGCTCTTTCATATATCTTATAGCTAATTCAATTCTCTCTTTAACTGCCTTAACTTCTTCTTCGTCTAGCTCTAATCTAAATATAAACATTCTGTATTCATCTTGAACTCTTGGATCAAAGCTAATAAAGTCACAGAAGGTTGCTTCAGCGCATATCATATTAGAAATACATTGGTAGTAATAGTTAGGAGCTACCTTTCTGAATTTAGCTGCTGTATTAATCATTCCATGTTTAAAGTGATTTGCAGATTTAAAAGGGCATTTTACCTCTATAATACCTCCTGTAGTAATAATACCATCGGGGGAGCCTCCGTAAAAGTCTCCTGCAGGAATGAAAGAAGCTTTATCAACCTTCAAGCCTGTCTTTTCTTCGTAATATTCTATTGCTACTGGTTCTAAATCTGTACCCCAGTTTAGTGCAGCACCTACTGCAGGTTCTGTAACACCTCCGTATAGTTCACAAACCTTTTCAAGCAGGTAAGTCTTAGCGGTTTCACTAAAATCTCCTCTACCCATTATTTTATGAATTTCTGAGCTTGTTATTTTAGCTTTTCTAATTTCAAACCAAGCTTCTGAACGTTGTTCTATAATCATAATTGCATTTTCTTTAAAAGTAACTCCCCAAATGTAAGTTGCTTTGCATGATGTAAATATTTTGTCATTTCCTTAAACCCTATATCAGATGGATCTTTACCGTTTAGTTCAATTAAGTAAACATCCTTACCGAGATCAATTAATTGCTGTGCATATTTGAGTGCTTCTTTTAAAGCATCCTTATCTAAGGCCAGGTACACAGTCTTAACATCGCTTTGTACAAGCTTCATCATTAAGGCTTTGGGTATACTTTTACCAAATAAGGGTACTACATTACGTTTTAAAGCAATTGCATCAAAAATACCTTCACATAGTACAACAGGTACCTTCCAGTTAATAAAATACTCTAGACCTACTAGCTCGTTTTTATTACAACTAGGTGCATTGTACTTTCTTCCTGGATCTTTTTCGAAAGAACGTGATATAAAGTAGTTTAATCTACCTCTTGAGTCGTAAGAAGGAACTATTATAGAGTTTTTATACTTTCCTGCTTCACAATACCCAATGTTATACTTTATAATATCTGTATCTGTTATACCTCTACTTATAATGTAAGACCTAGCTTGTCTATAAGTTAGTTTTGTACTAGGCTTTATAAGAGAAATAAACTCTTTCGGTAATTCTACTACTTCGTACTGCTTATCGTCTACCTCCCCCTTACCGCTTGGGAAATAACTTCTCATTTCAGTAATTTGAGTAGATGTAGCTTGTACTTTTTTCAGTAAAGATACTAAATTTCTTCCTTTCGTAGCAGGTTCACAAGTCCAGCAGTGGTAAAATCCTGTTTTTGGATCTATTTCAAGCTTTGGCTTATGATGCTTGCAGAAAGGACAGTGAAATGCGTGATTTCCTTTAGTAGAAGGTTTAGATTTACCTAAAACGTTATGTAAAAGGCCTAAAACTAGGCGTGAATTCTCCATTAACTTACAGTCTTTAACGGATAATATAAGAAATTATTCTGATTCTACCAAATCTTTTCTAAAGAACTTAGCAAGTACATTATCGTTGTAAGATTTATCTGTCAAAAGTACCTCGTTTATGCATTGATAGTGAACTTCCCAGTATGTTAATTGCTTTTTATTAAAGCAGAATTTAAGTATTTCTTTACGGAAGCTATCTGTACTTGAGTCTTTAATTTCCTGCAAGATTCCCTTGTTAGAGCCCCAGTAATCTATCCAATTCGACTCGGATGTAACTAGCTTTTTAATAGGTTTTCTACCTGGTCCAGTATATTCAGCTAATTCTTTTTTGGTTAATCTTTTTCTAATGTTAGAATAGAGGGATTTTTTACCGATATAGAACTTTCCAGTCTGTATATTCGTAATTTTATACACAAATCCAACGCAGTTTTCAGGGAATTTATCGATAGAATCATACTCTTTTATCTTTCCTTTTTCGTATGTAAACCATTTTTTTGACATAAACTTAGGGTTTTAACTATCCCATCTTATAATAAAGGTAATATCCGTATTTTCTGGAATTGGATAAGGGGTTGCTAATTTACCTACTACTAGAAGATCATTAAATTCGTTGTAAAGTCCTACAGTAGTTACATAAGGATTAAAATAAGATCCTGTTAAATTATCGGCAATCGTACCGTCTGTAATAATTCCTACCGAGCTACTGTAAAAAGGTAGAGCTCTTGAACTAGTAATTCTGGTAATGTACTTAAATACAGTAGGATTTTGAGAGTAATTAAAGTCATTCTCGAGTACTCTACATTTAACTTCATTAACGTAAATCGTTGTTTCTGCTGTTAAGCCTAGACTGTAAGGTACGACTGAAGAGGATACTATCATGGTTATAAATATTGAAAAAGGTTACTTTCCTTATTCCTATATATTATAGTTTTATATCAACTCTCTCTAACCAATCCTTATCTTTTTGATGAGGCCATAAAATTAGCTTAGAAGGTACTTTACTAGAGGTAAAATTCACTTCTTTTGTAACTTTTTTCCCTCTTAAGTAATCTTCTTCTGTTAAATCTTCTCTATAGAGTACTTCTCCATCTTCGCTCTCTACTCCAAGGTAAATAAAATCGAAAGTACAAGTACATCTAGTTTGAGATTTTACAGCGTCCCAATGATCTAGCCAGTCTAAGTTTAGAGTTTGTTCTCTTTTAACTTCATAAGCCCAGTCCATTCCTTCGCTTTCTGAAGTTGTAGGTGGATCGATTCCCTTTACTGCATCTGGATGTAACTTTTTTAATCTAAAGTGTATTCCTGCGTATAATTGGTAACTCCAATGGCTTCTAAAAGTCCCTAAACCGTACTCGCCTAAGTCAATATCGTTATCTTCTTCTTGGAGCATATGTCTTAACCTTCTTTTACTTTCACTGTCCATGTCCCACCAAGCTTTCTCTACTAAACCAGCATCTTTGGTTTCATTATTAAAATCGGTCCAATGCTTAGTTCTTCCTTCTCTTGTATACTCATGCCAAACTAGAGTCTTATGAGGGTGAAATAGATCGTAACCTAGAGTATAGGATCTAATAGATAAACTAATTTCATCCCCTGCAAAATAGATATTAGGGTCGTATTTATACTCTTGACAATGTATTCCGAGAGTAAAAAAGAAGTGTCCGCTAACAAATCTAGCCGGAATTGGCTTATCTAGCTGTTCGTAATTTTCAATTCTATGAGGGTAAAATAAAATAGTTCCGCCGCCTGTAAATTTATCTGGAACCATTTTGTAGGGTTCTTGATTTAAAAGTTTATTCTCTTTTGGATCATACATTCCAGCATAAGCTGTTAAGAGAGGTTTTGGAGAGCCTGTTAAATCCATCATCTCGATAAGCTGTTCATCCCAATCTTGTGCAAATCTATGATGAGAATCAAGTTGCATAGTATACTTTTCTTTTTTCCACATCTTTTGAATGTGGTGTCTAGCCCAGCATAGTCCCTTACTTTCATTCCAAGGAACGTCCATAATAGTGAACTTAGGGTTATCTTTATATTCATCTAAATTATCCCATACATCCTCTGTAGATCTTTGCCAGCAAATACCGAAAGTAAGTCTATCCGGATATTTTGCTTTTGCAATACAATCTTTAATGGTAGGGATTAATTCAGGATCTCTATAACTTGCTATTTGTACAAAGATTTTATCTTTTTTCATAACGTTCTTTTTTAAAAGGTAAGGTTTTTATTTTAAATTTCCAACTTTTTTATATTTTCCAGTCTATATTAGCTTTTTGTAATTCATATTCATAGTGCTCTTTTCTCCACTGTCCTACAATAGGGGAACTATTTAAATGCAAAGCGGTTAATCCATGCTCTGCTCTGAATTCATGAAAAGTAGGAACGCAATAGTCGGGATGAGGTAGCTGGAAGAAAGAAATTCCTTCTTTTCTCAACTGAGTTGTCATATAAGCTATACAATTTTGCTCTAAGAAAGGATGTGTAGCTCCCTTAGAACCGTGGTTATACAATATTTCTAAGCATTTTTCAACATGATCTAAACTATAATGAGCTTTAGTCGGGTAGTAGTTTAATCCTGCATTTATAAATCTATCTACTAAAGTATCGTTATCTTCGTCTCTGAAAGGAACACAGTATGCACTCCAAGTATCTCTTAAATAAGCACCTTCTCTATTTGCAATATGGTTGATTAAAGCTTGAGGAGCTTTAGAAAAAAGTATATCAGCATCAAGCTGTATTAAATTATTAGATCTGGTAAAGTAAAATTGGTCAAATAACTTCATTCTAAAGATAGTATGGTGTTCTGCAAACCTAAAATGAGTACAGAGTTCATGATCCTTTAAAAAGCCTCTTACTGCAATTTCTGCATCTTCTCTTCTTATTATGTATACATTGGGAATATGTTCATTTAAATAAGCGCAATCAGAATCATCAAAGCTTCCGTCCTCGTGTATTACAGTATCAAATTCTAGCTTTGAATGATGAGCAAACAATTTTATTGTTGCTATAAATAATTTTATATCTCTCTTACATATAAGAGTGTGTACTTCTAGTCTTTCCATGTTCTATTATCGTAATCTATTTTAGTATATTGATCATCCGGTAGTATTGTTCTAGTTGCATAGTCTACAAACTTAAAGTCAGGAGCTGCAACCCTTAGGTCTGTTCCATAATAACGGTCGTCATTGAAAGAAAAAGGTCCTTCAAGGGGTATTGGATAATAAACATTTTCTGCTTCAGATAGAAATGCAAGCCACCAAGAGTATGTGCTTTGAGAAATTGCTATATTATTAAATGAAGCGCCGTAGGCCATAGACATTACTGGTTCGTAACATCTAACAATAATAGGATCATACTCTCTAAATTCATCAAAAAACTTATAGTAAAACTCTTGATGATTAATACATCCCGGGTTTGTAATAATAACTAACTTATTAAACTTTTTACTCTCTAAAATAATTTTAAAGTAGTCAAAATCTAAAAGCCTATCTTTGTTATTACTTGTAGTATAATCTTCAAGTCTAAAGGAAATTACTAAATCGTTTTTATCTATTTCCGGTCTTTCAGAGCTAATAAAATAATCTTCTCTATTAGGAGCTAATTTAAAAAACTCGAATTGACTATAATCTATACTTGGAAACCTAAACCACTCTTTTAACTGTCCTCTATAAGGAAGGTATTGATTCCCGGTCTCAAAATTACCTAATGTAACGAGCCATTTTTTATCAACATCTGGTATAGAGAGTATCTTCTGTATAGTCAGGTTATCTCCAAAGCTTTCTATCTTGCCCCCTTGGAATTGCTTCTCAATATGCCAAGACATATTATCATTCTCGTTCTCAACAGTCCTTGGATTCTCAGGGTAATCTAAGTATATCTGATGTTTATGTTCATGGTGTCCTATCTCTTTAGCATCGGCTGCTATATTAGGGAAAGCTGCAATTTCTGTTCCTTTAGGTACGCTACATCTCGTCTTAAGACTATAGGCAAGACATCTATTAAATGCATAGGCAAACATACAATTACCAATTCTACCGCTATAAAACCATAATTCTACCATAACTTTTACTTAATAGAAATTTTATAAATATCTTCTGGAGTATTTAACTCAGCAAGTCTTTTCCCCATTCTATGACTAAGCTGATCATTATATCCTCCTTTATACATTCCTTTATATTCTCCAATAAACCCTGAGAATTTACAATCTCCAAAACGATTATGCATTTGATTAAAAATAACAGCATCTAAATTAGCAGTCATTGGATAGGGAAACTTAATATTGGCCTCTAAAAATTCTTTTCTTCTCCATGCAACTTGAGACATATCAATATTAAAGTGAGGATTTAAAGGCCATGTCTTATTTAAGTGGTGGTCTTCGAAAGGAGGATTTGTATCAAGAGGAGTTAAAAGGGGATCGTAGGTGTGTATATGAGAGTATACGTAATTTTCATCTGTATGCTCTTCAAAATACTTATCTAAATTTTTAAGATAGTCGGGGTAAAGAGCATCATCGTCACAAAGCATTAAAACGTAGTCTGCATTAGATTCCTCTACGGCTATTTGTGCATATTTTCCGAAAATAGAACCATGTTCCTTTCCTCTACTTAATCTATTCTCTACACTATCGTCAGTATTATAGAATTTAATTCTATCTAAATACTCTTTTAGTATTTCTTCTACTATAGGTTTTCCAGGTTCTTCTGAGCTATCGTCTATGAAAGCTATCTCCCAATTACTATACGAATGCTCTAATATACTTTTTAAAGCAACTTTTATTAAATTAGGTCTATTGTAATAGAATAATAATATTAATATTTTTTTCATAACTAATTTTTATTTAATACCTAAGTAATTTTATATACAAGCACTATCGCTACAGGTTATATCTACACCACCAGTAATATCAAATGTTCTAGATATATTTGCTCCACCAGCTACGTTCACACATTCTATGAATCCAGCTACTGCTGAAATAACTACATTACCGTCTGGGGATACGTTTGCTACTTGAACAACAACGTTTTGGCTACCAATATTAGGAGTAGTTCCACTGAATCCGTTACCTATATCAACTGGGAATGTAACTCCAGAAATAGTTGTTCCGTTAACTGAAATATTACTAATTATACCGCCGAAGAAGTTATTAGTTCCTGATATTACTGTTTCAGCTGGTGGAGGGGTAGATGTTGGTGTAGGAGTAGGTGTTAATGTTGGAGTTGGTTCCGGAGTAGCAGTTGGTGTTGGTGTTAATGTTGGAGTAGGAGTAGGTGTTAAAGTAGGAGTAGGAGTAGGTGTTAATGTCGGAGTTGGTGTTAAAGTTGGAGTAGGAGTCGGAGTAGAAGTTTGACATACAGCGCAAGCAGCATTTGGAGTAGCTATTGTACTTGATGGGCCTCCAGATCTTGTTAACTGTCTTGAATTCGATCCATCACTAATCCAGAATGTAAATAGATCAAAAGTAGGTATCTCTGCGATAGTAAACGTAGTTGCAGTACAGAAATTACCTGTATCACTAGCTACAGAATATGCAGTATACGGAGTACTTACATTACCTCCATCACAAGCGTTTTGAGCACTTGTATTGCTAATATATAAACTTTGCGGTCCAGGTGTAGGAGTTGGTGTAGGTGTCAGAGTAGGAGTTAATGTTGGTGTAGGAGTTAATGTTGGTGTAAGTGTTGGTGTTAACGTAGGTGTTGGCGTTAATGTTGGTGTTAACGTTGGTGTAGGGGTAGGAGGAGTTGGTGTTGGTGTTAACGTTGGTGTAGGGGTAGGAGGAGTTGGTGTAGGTGTTAACGTTGGTGTAGGTGTCGGAGGGGTTGGTGTTGGTGTTAACGTTGGTGTAGGTGTAGGAGGAGTCGGTGTAGGTGTTAATGTTGGAGTTAATGTTGGAGTAGGTGTAGGTGTATTTGTAGGGCAGATAGTACTATTGAAAGTAACACCGCTATCATTTACCTGGAATACGTTACTATTTGTATCAGCTCTCCATTGATCTGCTCCAGCAATCGGTGTAAATGGTAGCGTATTGCTATTATAGAATGTAATACCGTCGTAGTAAGTATCACTATAGGCATATACAGTAATGTTTCTAGTTGCAGCACAAGCTGCAGTAGATCCGTTTCTAGCTTGAGTTATTGTAAATGCAAATGGCGGTGGTACAGGAGTTGCAGTCGGTGTAGGAGTTGGTGTTAAAGTCGGTGTTAATGTCGGAGTAGGTGTTGGACCAGGGGTTGCAGTTGGTGTTGGAGTTAATGTCGGAGTTGGTGTTAACGTTGGAGTCGGAGTAGGAGGAGTTGGAGTTGGTGTTAATGTTGGTGTAGGTGTTGGAGGAGTTGGAGTCGGTGTTAATGTCGGAGTTAACGTTGGAGTTAAAGTAGGAGTTGGAGTTGGAGTTAAAGTAGGAGTTGGACAAATCTGTTCACAAGGAACTTGGTATATTAGATTTGAAAGAGCTCCTATTACAGAACCGGATTTAAAGCAAGAACCGGAAGTTAAATCAAATCCAGTTGAACCGGAAGGTAAAGTCGTTGTGTTCAATACATCGCAGCAATCGTTGTAATTAATTACTACACTAGCTGTAAGTACATTATACGATATATTACTAAAGCAACTACCGGTATAAGCTGCTGTAGGTGTAGGTGTAGGAGTTAGAGTAGGAGTCGGAGTTGGTTCAACAGTCGCAGTAGGTGTAGGCGTTAATGTTGGAGTTGGTGTCGGTTCAACAGTCGCAGTAGGTGTAGGTGTTAATGTTGGTGTAGGAGTTGAAGTTGGTCCAGGAGTTGTAGTTGGAGTAGGTGTTAATGTCGGAGTCGGAGTTGGTCCTAGAGTAGCAGTAGGCGTTGGAGTTAATGTCGGAGTAGGCGTTGGGCCTGGTGTTGCAGTAGGTGTTACTGTAGGTGTTGGAGTTAAAGTAGGTGTAGGTGTTACCGTTATAATTGGAATAATATTACTATATCCGGCACAATCTCCACTAATACTAGTAATGTATGCAAAATCGCTTCCATCTCCTACTAGTGCAGCAAAGCCGTTAAGTATTTGAGTTCTATTTACAGGATTTAAGCTACCGCTTGCAGCATTTAATGCTGGATATTGAGTAGGGGATCCGGCTTCAGAATAAAAAACATTAAAAGAATTACATGCAATTTTAACGTTCTGGGCCTGTATATATATTAATTGAGACATTTACTATATTGTATATTTAATAAATATCTTTTAGGTTATGATTAGGGTTATTTGCTTTCATACATATTTTTAAAGTCCACAAGCATCACTACATGTTGAGCCAGTTTGAGCAATGCTGTCGAAGTCTGTAAAAGTTATGTTCGGTGATGCATTTCCGGTTATTTGATAAACGTATCCATCTGCTATATTATACCAGTTATTAATAGTTAGGGCAGTAGAAGACCTAGCGGTTAGCACAGTTCCTTGATCTTCACATGGATAACATAGGTAGCGTTGTGCATCATACCAGTAATAAATAGGTTCCGGTGTAGGAGTTGGTGTTGGAGTTGGTGCTGTACATGTTGCTTGATTACTAAGTAATCCGCCTAATGCTCCTACATACCAAGAATTAACTCCATTAGAGTAATAGTTTTGAGGTATTACAGTATTTAGTATTGGATCTGTATATAATACAGTTCCGTTTTGTAGAGTTGATCCATTAGCTCCATAGTAAGTATTTCTATATTCTAAAGCATCCCAATTAGTACAAGCCTCAGCTGCACTAGAGCCAGAAGTTAATCCAAATGCTGCTGGAAGTACTGACGTGGCTGTAGGAGTCGGTGTTGGTGTTAAGGTAGGTGTTAATGTTGGTGTTGGAGTTAATGTCGGCGTTAAAGTCGGAGTAGGTGTTGGAGGAGTTGGTGTTGGTGTTAATGTAGGAGTAGGTGTTAAAGTTGGAGTTGGTGTTGGAGTAGGTGTAGGTTGAGCACATAATGAACTACAAGTCACGACCCCGGCACCGCTCATAGATGTAAGTAGTGCTATTTGTGCAGATACGTCTGTCATTACTCTTAGGATATATCCTGTTGTAGGATCTAATCTGTAACGTTAGTTGGTGGCTATTGATAAAGTAACGTTATTGCTAATAATTATATCTTCAATATATAAACAACTGCCGTCTTCTTGACATTCATATCTTTGTGCTGAGTAGTAGAAGCTAGGAGTAGGAGTTGGCGTTAGAGTAGGAGTCGGTGTTGGCGGTGTAGCAGTTGGAGTTGGAGTTAATGTAGCAGTAGGTGTTGGAGTTGGTACAGGGGTAGCGGTAGGAGTTAAAGTAGGAGTTGGAGTAGGAGGAGTAGGCGTAGGTGTTAGCGTTGGTGTAGGAGTAGGACAATTAGTTAAATTTGTTGCATATCCGTTATCGTCAATTTGAACGGCTACTGATCCGTTACTCTTCCATCTATCTGCTCCGGCATAAACTACCAATGGAATAGTAGGTCCACTACTTATACCTTCATAGTATGTTACTAAGTCTGTAAAAGTATTTGCATATGACCATATGTAAACATTCTTAGTAGTACTACAAGCTACGGTTGCGCTTACTGAAGGTGATCCGTTAACTAGGTAACCGTATCCAGGTGGAGGAGTAGGTGTTGGTGTTGGTGTAGGTGTTGCTGTTGGTACCGGTGTAGCAGTAGGAGTAGGTGTTAGTGTCGGTGTAGGTGTTAATGTGCTAGTTGGAGTTGGTGTAGGAGTTGAAGTTCCACATATAACGCAAGCTGCAGCTGGGGTAGCTGTTGTACTTGATGGGCCTCCAGATCTTGTTAACTGTCTTGAATTCGATCCATCACTAACCCAGAATGTGTCTAAATCTAAAGCAGGTATCTCTGCAATAGTAAATGTGGTTGCTGTACAGAAATTACCGGTATTACTAGCTACAGAGTATGCAAAGTATGGAGTACTTACATTACCTCCGTTGCAAGCATTTGCACCGCTTGTATTACTAATATATAAACTTTGTGGTCCAGGTGTAGGTGTAGGTGTTGGTGTAGGTGTTGGACAATAAACAATCTGAGTTACTCTTCCATCCTCTACACTCGGCAAACCGATTAAGTACACTTGACTATTAGCAGTATCGTTTACATATTTAGTTGCAACAATAGGAGTTGTTAATCCAAGATCTTCGTAAAGGACTGTTCCGACACCTAAAGTACCTCTATAATAAATTAGAGTTGTAATAGTTCCGTTACAAGCATTTGTTAAGCTACTACCTGTATAAGAGGTAAAGAATACTGGTGTACAACTTCCGCAGTCTACATACTGTGTACCAATAGAGACATTTGTGCTAGCTGCTGAAGCAGTTACTGATGCTGTTGATAGGACATTCCAACAATTTGCACCATTCATACCAGGTATTAAGTCGCTTAAATCATCCATTGTATAGACCTTGCCGACTACGGGATCCAATCCGTTTGATTGCATTACATAAGTAGTAACGCTACCGCTACACAATCTAACATTAAATTTA